GACCAACAACCTTCAAGCGACCTTTAACACCAACGATCTCAATTTCGGTCCAGCCGTAAAGAGATGCCTTTTCTGATGTAGGAGCAACCTTGAAAGCGCCTTTAGATGACTCAATAAGCTTCATGATACTCCCGAGGTTCTTGTAAGACACAAGAACTTCATTGGGATTACCGCGACCAAACTTACGAATGTCCGTGTAGGCATCGAAAAGTTTGGTCAAGAAGTTTGCAGCGTCCCAGCTTGTTCCGTCTACGTTAATAGACTGAAGGTATGGTGCAGAAGTCTTGGTTTGTCCATAAAGAGCTGAAGTACCGCCGTTTGCAGCAGACAACATGGAAGATCTCATGGAAGTAAAAGAACTAGTCAAAGCTCCTGGGTGGTAGATCTTAGCGTTATCAGCCGCAATGATTGTAGACAAGTCCACAGGTGTAGCGCCGTTTCTAGTTGTAACAAAAAGGATGTCCCTAGTGTTCATTTCGATAGTGCTTACGTATGCGTTGATTTCCGCTGAGTTGTCATCTTTGATGACTACTTTTTGACCAAGGATGAAACGGTCAGGGCGATCCACGATCATAGTGCCATCGGCACCACCATCAGCAGAAGCTTGAGCAAAATGCTCGCCGTTCAACATATTCAAAGAAGCAGCTTGCTTCATGTAATCAAGGAAGTCTTCAAGAGAATCTGGGAAGATTTTCAAGAAGGATTTCTCTTTTACAGAGCCATCATGCTCAACAATATCTTTATGGTTAAAGATCATCGCGCCCCACAACTCGTTGTAAGAAGCTACTTCACCACGAATATATTTGTCCTGAGCGATGTCATTAGACTGAGTCAATTCACCAAAAGACAATGAACTTGCGCCCGCTGCCTTAAATGGTACAGGCAGAGTTCCGCCCTTCCAACCGTCATCTTTGTCAATACGACCAAGTACATAGTCACGTTTCTTCATCTCTTCACGAAGTAAATCGTAAGTAAGATACTCATTGAGCATGTCTTGGAATGTTCTTTTAGTTCCCATTTATTCCTCCCGCTCAGTTAATCCATGGATTTCGCATGAGCCTTTATTTCTTCTAAACTTTTAAAATTTCGTTTGGTGGGACTTGAGGCTCCACCTGGGACCTGGGTGATGATTTTGGCACCGTTTCCAGGTTGTCTAGCAGCAGTGGCGTTCTGTGCGGTTGAGGCGGAAGCTGGTGTGGCAACCGTTAGTCTGCTCTTTACGGGAGCAAAGCTTGTAACAACTTGGGCGATGGCGTCTCGCACCGATAAGTCCTTACCATGTCTATAGTAAGCCTGCTGGCCCTGCTCTACAATAGCCTCTTTAAATTTTCCCTCTCCGTACACCTCATCATACTGACGCGACACGTCAGAGACTTCAGGTGTTTGAAGGGCGGTATCAAGCGCATATCGTCTTTCGTTGGTCAAAGCTTCCTGGTGGGGGGACACTTCTGGACCTCTAAATTGCTCTTGAAAACTACGATCAATGTCCGCAGCTCTAGCTCTGCGTGCAGCATCGTGAGCTTGCTGCTCCCCAGGCCCTAGTTGAGCAATGCGAAGTTTATTAGCCATCCAAGTTTTGATTTGGTGCTCAGGCAACTTGATCGCATCAAAGAATGAATCAAGGTCATTATTTGCAATGTAGTGACCGAATTTTTGAATCTCTCCACGGAGTTCGTGATGAGCTTCTAGAACTGGTTGAGTATCTTCTTTGTAGCTCTTAAAATCCTGCTTGAATCTATCGACTCCAGCAGCCTTCTCAAACACTTGTCTAATCTCGGTTTCAGATTCTGCATCTGTCATAAGGGATTTGTATTTTTTGGGAATCTCGAAGTCTTGACCGAAAGATTTGAACTTCATGTTCGGTTCAAATTTCTCCCCGACTTCGTCCGCCTCATCTGACTCATCGCCTGAAGCTTCTTCCTCTTCAGGGTCAGCCTCTTTAGACGTCTCAGCTTCGACAGCCTCTTCGACGACTTCTTCTTCGACTTCGACATCTTCAATGATTTCTTCGTTGTTATTTAGATCTTCCATTTATTATTCTCCTTCTGCGGTATGGCGGCCGCTTCTGGGGGAAATCCCCAGAAATCTTAGATTCCTAATAAACGAGCTAGTTCATCATCGGTTTGAGAAGCGGTCACTGGCACATCTGCCTGTGTCGGATTCCCTGAACCTTCAGTCCTATCGCCCATTTCTTGCACAGCCATCTGAGCTTGGGTTCCCTCTGCCAAGTTCGATGTCTCCTCCATAATGGTCCCTTGATTCTTAAGAGCCTTCATAAGCCACTGCATTGAATCATGTGGCAATCTAGCTCTACGAGTCTTCGTAGGATCTTCTGGGTCATAACCAACATATAAATCGACGGGGACCAAAGCTCCTGTGGTTGGGATCGACCCCTTGGTTTCCATCATCTGCTGTTGTTTGATTTCTTTCATAAAGTTCTGATGCTCTTCTTTACGCTGAGCAAACAGTTGTTGAATCTGAGGATCTTTCGTTTCAAAATCCTGCTGACTCATTCGGTGATCCAAGTTCTTAATCATATACGAATGGTCATCTGTGAGTGACGCTGGACGAGGAATACCACGCTCCATAGCTAGAGCATCGTTCCTATATTTATCCCAACTAAGGGTCATCGTGTCGAGCGCCTGCTCTTTATTTGCGAAAGGCATTTGCCGAATAATCTTACCAATCTCTTGGGGATCAAGCTGCTTGCCAACGTATTGTAGAATCTGCTGGAGACTCATTTGCTGACCAATACGACTCTCTAAGTCTTCACCCTGAGCATCGACCTTGAGACTGTATTCAAAAGGACCGCGCTTGCGGAACTCAGGAATATTAATCATCTCTTTGTGTCCGATAATTTCAACAATGTCTTCGTCAGTCATATAGAGCTTGCAATATTGTATATACAATTTGGCTATATCTTTTTGGTACGCTTCAAATTTCTTGATGTACCGATTGAATGTGCTCTTTTGGGAACCGGACCGATAGAGGAGCGTAAACGGGTCAACCTGCCCCTTAAATTCATCACCTTGTTTTTCAGGGGTGTTGCCAGCACGGTACATGCCTGTAATGACAAATTCCAAATATGGAAGATACTGTGAGCCTGTACGCCCCTCCATCACGGTCGGTTTCGAGTTTCCTGAGACTTTAATATGCCTCACTCCAGGGGCCGCCACTCCAGCACTAATCTTGGTTGACGTGTTCGTAAGAATTTTGTCGTCCCCTAAAGTTACTTGATGTTCAGCCATTTTTGAAATGGTTCTGTTCACCTCAATCTGGTAAGGACGTAGCACACGAACCTTCCCATAGCCCCGAGCTAAAGTCTGTGATTTATCACAAACCTGACTGACAATCGGGAATATCCCCCCAGGTAAAGTCCCTTGATCGAGAATCATATCCTCAACTGTCTGGTAGAAGTACCCATCAGGGTACTGCTTCGATGGCCTATAATAATAGTTGGCCACCATGACTTCATCACCCTCAGTGCGCCTGTAGCCACGCTGAGCGTCGAAAACCACATAGGTCTTTTTATCGTTCGCACTAATCTGCCCAGCCTTATTAGGGTAGGCAGCCTTCAAGCCTTCTAGGCTCGACATTTTCCGATGAATTAAATAAGGGCTTTTGCGGATGTCTTCGCAGTTTGGGTCACGAAGTAAGTTGAATCCATAAACCGGCTCAAACTCAATCTTCCCTGTGCGGATCGTATTTCCTTCTTCGTCCTGCCCAATGGCAAGCCCTGCAGATGGATTAAACCAAAATAGACCATGAACCTCTCCAAGCTGGAACATATCGTCACAGTTTGCGCAGGTAAGGTCACTCCAGTCGCGAGTATCTCTAAAATCAGACCACAACATATTAGCAAGCTCAGCAACCTTTTGGTCATCGAGATCCATGTCGTTCTTGGGTCCAAACTTCACCCCAGGAGCGGCACCCGTTACGAGGTCTGCCTGATACTGGAGAATATTTTGAATATGGTTTTTCGTTATCCGGATTTTGGCTGAATCATTGACGCCGCGATGGAGACGCATACGCTCCCAGGCTTTGTCCATCTTCTTTTGGTAATGGTCGCCACTGACCATGAGGATGTTCGAGCGCATTTCAGCAAACACGGGCTTGTCGACCTGTTCAGCTTCCTGGTAAGCCTTACGCAGCTTCTCAATCGTCTTCTTGTCTTCGGCTTGAGTATCTACGTAGGGTTCTTGTAATGGCTCGTCTACAAACATCTTTATTTTTTCTTCTTAGCTTGAGGTTTGTCTAAGTTTTTTGCGTACTGACGAATCTGGTCAATAGATTTAAAAGTTTTACCATTCGTCGCCGCCTTCGGCTTGACTGGAATTTTCTTCTTCGAGTTCATTAATGATGCTCTCCTCAAATGCCTCAGGGTCCTCGATCATCGAGTCCAGAGGGTCCCTATCATTATCATCCACTTCTTCTCTGTTGCCAATAGACACCGAAAGAAATGATATTCCTTTAACAATAAGAGAATCGCCGTCTATATGAACCTCTTCAGCCGTTTTACCGTCGCTTTTGAGGACTTCTAGCACCTTCTCTAGCTTTTTGTGTACAGTCATTTGCCCAGACATAGGAATCAATAATCGTACATGTCTCCCCATTCCGCAAGCTCATCATCAATATATTCTTGATCGTCGAAATCATTTTCGTAAGGGTCTTTACCCTCGGCCGTCATTCTCCGATGTCGTAAAGAAAGGTCGGCTTCATCTTCGGCTGGGATCATCGACTGGATAACCTCCTCCTCAAAGTCCATAAAGTTCCAAGGTATCTTAGTAGATGCATAACGCACAGCATCAGTACCATCGTCTTCTTGGTGTTTTTTTAACTGAACATTATTAACAGTCGCGTATTCTGCTTCAAGCGCGTCGGTCTGAGGTCCTTCATAGATAGCGAGCATCCCTTTTTTGAAGAGTGAGTCAATGAGACCTTCACCCAAGTCGTGCCCTTTCTCAGCCTTCTGAAAGTCGAGTTCTTTGCGCTCGGCAATAATCCCAACATCCTTAGCAGCCCAATCATAAAAAATCCCCTCAAAAGTTCGACCGCGAGACATGTGAATGAACTGGTCGACCGTGTCCTCGGCCGTTGTCTGCACATCGTCACCTCGCCAAAACTCAATTACCCTACCTTTAGTATAGTCAGGGGAAACTGCCAGTATGGCAATAGCTGAGCGAGAGTTTCTCCCTTTATCATTAGGATCATCGACATTCCTTCCGGAGCCGTGATCGATTCCGGCATACAATAGCCAGGTGCTAGGTGTCGGGTGGCCAGGCTTGACGTGAAGGTCTGGATCAAAATTCGGATATTTCAAATCCGTTTCCATTGCAAAGCGGCCCCAGACCCGCTTCATAACCTCCTGGCGATTCTTACACTTATTTACGACCGCCAATATTCTGTCAGGGGTCCACTTGGAATCAGATCCATCCGAATATTTTGAGCAATCGTAAAGGGAAATCTGCCAGACATCGGCATCAGTTAGTTTCGATCGTTTCTCGATAACATCGTACCAGAACTTCTGCCCTAGAGTTGCTGTGAAGGCCATGGAAAAGATACCGTTAGTTGATGCCAGACGGAACATGATCTCGTCGTAGTGATGGACAGGGAGCTCCTCATCGGCCCCCACCCAATCGACAGTACCTGCTTGTAGATTCGTTGTCTTTTGACCATATGATTTGAAATATACTGTGACACCTGTTTCTCGAAAATGGAGTGCTCGAATCTGTTTGTTCGAGTCCCGAGAAATAGTCCAGTCCTTAAACTCACCTTGTGGCAAGAGAGGTCGCCATTTCTCTTCAAACTCCACAGTCGCGATAGACGTAGACGGGTAAAAATACCAGAACTGCCCAGGCTTTTGAGTGAAGAACTTCTCCCACAACTCCGGCTCCAGAGCGAGCATAATGCACTTTCGGATCTGCGTGCTCGACTTTCCGATCTGGTTGGCCGCACAAAGAAGTTGAATCCGATTAGTTGATTCAAAGTATTCTTCCATCCAGCGGTAATTTTTGAATCCGAAACGATAAGGAAGGCCTCTTTTGATCCTTCCGCGCTCTTTTAAGTCGGCATATTCTTGCAATAAAGCAGCTTCTTCAGCCGTTTTTATCTCAGCATCAAAGACCAGTTTATCCCTAGAAACCTGCTTTTGACGGCCTTCTCGACGCGCAATTATGCCCTTTTCGCCGCCTTTTGCCGATAAATTTAAGGGTTTTGAGGTCATTTATATGCCTTTTGAGCATTCTTACTACTATGTGACGCCTTATTGTTACTATGTGACGCATTCTTACTACTATGTGACGCCTTCTTGTTACTATCATTCGGCAATTCATTAATGTTTTGCTCCATCTCACGCTTCATTTGCTCGATTTTGAGCTGTAGGCCTTCTTTTGAGTCAGGCAATGCATCTTGAGCGTCAACACTGCCGTTTAGGTTCAGATTCCGAGTGTTTTGATTGATATTCTGGGTAGGCGTGCCGTAGACTCGGTTTGAGAGCTGGTCAATCAGCTTAATCATCACACCTAATGCTTTATGGTCAATATTTCCGTTCTCATCAACGGGCTCAAGCAGTTCTACAGCCTTTTCCGTCTTTTTCATAAGCTTTTCAAGCATTGTTTCGGCTTGTTCGGCATATCCTTCTTTTTGATGAAGGATAAAGGCCACTCGGTGAGGATCTCGCCCCAAATACTTGTAAAAAACATCAATATTAGGGAACAACCCCAGATAAAGGTTCTCCTCACTCATAGAACACGCATCGTCGAGACAACGCTGGTATTCAGTCCAAAATTTGGTACGAATCCGAAGTTCAAAGAAGGTGATCTCAGTATCACGCTCGATCTCCTTTAGATTCTTGTTTGCAATCGCTTGCGGGATCGCTTGCATCATTTTGATGAAGTCTTTAGGTAAAATATCCGCTCTCAAGGTAAAATATCCGCTCTCATATAAAAAGACTATACGTTGTTGTTGACATTTGTCAAACGGCATAATTAGATAAAGGAATGAGTAAATTCACACCAGAACAAACCGAAATAATGACCAGATTTGATTTCCATTCACCAAGTAAGATAACAGTGAAGACGATGGAGGACTTGAGAGAGAATCTCAAACGACATGCCGTTAATTTGACGGTGCTTGTGCCTGATTGTCGAGAGCGAGCTACCGCCATAACTAAGCTTGAGGAAGCTATGTTCTGGACTAACGCGGCGCTAGCTAGAAAAGGTGCATGTGAGTAATACTATATTTTATATTTCCTCATTTTAGCGATCAGTGTCGTCCTGTTAATACCCATCATATGGGCTGCCTGCCTTATGTTTCCCTTTACAGACGTTAGGCAGCGCCTTATCAAGTCTTCCTCGAACGCTTCTACTCTTTGCTTGAGAGTCATGTGCCATGCTGGGCCTCTGTCTTTTTTATGACGAGTGTAGGGGTCTTGTTTGTGCCATTCGGTGATCATTTTATTATTTTATATTATTTTTTGGAATTGGGGGAGGGGACGATCCACACCCTACCCACACGACCACCCACCCCCCCTTGTGTCTGCGAGCCCTCTGAGTCGAGCACGCGCGCGCGCGCCCGCGTTGCAAGAACCATGCCAAGTTCAGAGTTGGCATGGTTCTTGCACACACACGCGTAGCAATTTTCGTGCCAACTACACACATGGCATAGAACTTGCTACGCACGCGCGTAGCAAGATTCATGCCAAGCTCAGACATGGCATACAACTTGCTACGCGCACGCACGCCCACGCACGCGCACGCGTAGGTTGTACTGCATCGTCTACGTATTAGACAGCTGCTTATAACTTCTACACACATTGGATTATGGTTTCCAGTGATAACCAATACTTAACCCTTGGCATACTTCTAGCAGCTATCTAATCATGGACATCATAATCATATACTTCATCCTTACTTGCTCAATAGCACTACTCATAGCTATGGCGATTAACACGCCACTCAGCGCACTAATCGGCGCCGCGATATGCGGTGTGTTTTGGCTCCTAGGTAGATTGCTATAATCTGCCTACACGCGCACATGCGCACGCGCGCGTAGCACACTCTGTGCCAACACTCACGATGGCACGCTTCGTGCAGGGGTGCACATACCGTGCCGTGTTAGACCCCTATGCACATACCGTGCCAACGAACCCCTATGCACATACCGTGCCAACGAACCCCTATGCAAGATTCATGCCTTTGCCGCTCTAAGCGATTCTAGGGCATCCGTGAACCCAGGGTCGAGTTGGGGGTTAATCGTTGATCCTGATCCAACCTCGTGCGTTAGGTGGCAATTGGGGCGCAGTGTGTCGTGGTGGCGTGAGTGTGTGTTGGGGGGGGGGACGCTACCGCCCAAACTTTAGACACCTGTCAACAACTTCGACACCCCAGCAAATTCCTCGACTTATGGCGTTATT